TAAAGGTAGATTAGGAGGTAACCCTGTAAACTATGACGGTAATACAGATATTACTTCAAGTGAAAGAGATACATTCTATCAAACTAAAATCTGTTATGGTAGAGCAAAGGCTTGGGGAGAATATGATTTCACTACTGAAATCACAGGAGAAAACTTTATGGCAGAAGCCCAAGAAGTTAAAGATTACTGGGATGAACAAAGACAAGGAGTTGTACTTTCAATATTAAAAGGTATCTTCTCAATGTCAGGTGGAGTTAACGGACAATTCGTTCAAAAACACACTTACGACATTACTGAAAATCAAAACCCATATTTAACTGCTGATACATTAAATAGAGCAAGTCAAAAGGCTTTAGGAGACAAAAAAGCAAAATTAGAAACTATGTATACTCATAGTGCTGTATCAACTAACTTAGAGGGTCTTAACCTAATTGAGTTCTTAAAGTATACAGACGCTCAAGGTATTCAAAGAGACTTAACTATAGGAACATTCAATGGTAGATTAGTTATCGTAGATGACGATATGCCTGTTACTACAGTTGCAGGAAGTTTAGGAGACTATGAAGAATACACTTCTTATATCTTCAAAAATGGTTTCTTTGAATATGAAGACCTTGGAGTATTAGTACCAAGCGAACTTGAAAGAAACGCTAAGGAAAAAGGTGGACATACTGACCTAATTACAAGAGTAAGAGAAATGATAGTTCCTACACTAATTTCTTACAAATCAACTAGCAAAGTATCTCCAGAAAACAGCGACTTTGAAAACGGTTCTAACTGGGAACTTGTTAACAACGGTGGAGTTGGAATGGGCAAAGTATTCGTTGATGACAAACTAATTCCTGTTGCTCGTATAATTTCAAGAGGTTAATTAGAAAGGAGAATAACTTATGGACAATGCACAATTTGAATTATTAACTAAAAGAATACCTTATAAAGAACTTGTTTTTGGAAACTTCCAAGTTTATAAAGACGCTTTAGACAGGCTACTTGAAGATAGCAAATATCTAGCATTGTCTTTAAGATTTCCATATCAAGACTATTCAAATATTGACTTACCTAAAAAATATTATAACTGGCAACTTCGTTGTGCCGAAGAAATCTATAAGGGCATTGGAACAGTAGGTATCAAATCTTATGCAGAGAACGGCTTATCTTGGACTAGAGACAGTGGCTATATATCTTACGAACTTCGTGGAGAGATAGAACCACTTGTTGGGTTCATCTCTGTAGAAGAGGAAACTGACGAAAGTGAGGCAGATACTAATGTTTAATGCCCCTTTTGATACTATAAGCAACGCTAATAAGCCAATGTATATTGCTAAAAAGAAAAGCGTTGAATATGACGACTATAACAACGAAATTGTTAAGTATGATAAACCAGTATTCTTTGGTATGAGAATGTATCAGCCTTTAGTTGGTAATGACTTAGAAGCATATATAAGAACTTATGGAGAAACAAATAGTAATATAGTTAGGTGCTTCATAGACAACTATGAAAGAGGAACTATAAAAACATTTGACTTAGCATATTTATATGGTGCTACTCCAGATAGAGAACTTGTATATGGAGATAATGCAAATTATAAAGTTAGAGCCGTTAAAGAACAGAATACTAAGATAATGATATTATTTGAAGAAATTATAAAGGAGGACTAATTATGGAAATGGTTAAAATAAAAGACATAAAAACTGGTGTTATTAAAGAAGTTAAGAAATCTTTAGCAAGTGACTATATTGGAACTGGAAGATTTGAACTTGTAGACAATAACAAAGTTAAGGCTAACAAGTTTGCTACATTGAAAGAAGATAGCGTAAAGAATGAGCGTAAGCGTTTCAGTTGATATTGATAGCATAAGTAAACTTAATGAACAAATCAAATACATTGATAGATATGCTAAAATGCTCAAAGATAAAAAGTTACAAAAATATATTCAAGAAAAAGTATATAGCACTTTAGTTGAAACTATGAATGAAAGACTTACTGGAGATGACACAAATAGTGAGTTTATTAGTTTGTATTGGAACAGCAATTTTATTGCCGAAAGTACTGATGGAAGAGGTTTTATATTATATAACAATGCAAAAGTACCTGCAAATTGTGTTGGTGTTCAAAATGTTCCAGAAAATTACCCAGATGGAATGTTTAGCATAGCACTAGCCTTTGAATATGGGGTTGGAATAGTTGGTATGAACACTCAATATGATGAAACAAAGTATATGCCTTGGGAATATAATGTTAATAATTATAATTCTGGTTGGTATTTACCAAGAGAAGTGGCAAATTATTATGGTTTGCCTACAAATCAGCCTTATTCAGGTTATGAGGGCTATGAAATATATCGCTGGACTGCTACAAAGGTTCAACAAAGATTACCTTATTGGGTATGGGCATATTTTGATATGAAAGGAGAATAAATATGTACGATAATTTAGACAAAATATATTTAGAATATAAAAAGTTTATAGAACAACGCAGTGATTATAAACCTAGGGTTGTTAAATATTACACTAATACTTCTACATATTTCCCAATTATATCTTGCACATTAAGTAATAATATGGCAACAGACCATTGTACTAACGATATGATAGAACAATACGAAGCATATTATTACACAATAAATATTTATGCTAAAGATAAAACTGAGGGTGCTAATGTTAAAATAGCGTCACAAGTAATTGTAGACGAGTTAGTCAAATTAACTATTCAGTTTTTTGGGGAAAAATTGAGAATGAAAAAAACTCTAAATCAGCCTACCCCTAATGCTGACACCAGCATATTTAGGCAGACACTTAGGTATCAATGTTTAATAGGTAATGTTAGAGGAAATATAATAAGACAATAGAAAAGGAGAATGAAATAATGGACTTTAATAGTATTGAAGACAGAGCCTTAAGTGAACACAGAGGCTCAGGGTTATTTATGAAAAAAGCCAATGGTAAATATTCTTTACTTTTACCAGTAGAGGGAACAGGAGAAAACGGGTCAACACCAGCACAACTTGATAAGACTGCAATAGGTAATAGACAGTCAACAAGTGTTGAGGGTAGACAAGAAAACCCACAAAAGACTTTACCTTTCTTCTTACATAGAGATAATATCAAAATACTTGAAAGTATCAAAGGTCAAAGCCACGAGTTCTTAAGATTATTACCAGACTTTACAGGTTTCAAATATAGTGGAACTGTAACTTACAAGGCTAATAACACAGACGTAGGAAGTCTTGAACAAGGCGAAATTACAATTACACCTACAACTGCTGATGAATATGTAGAAAACTGCTATGATTTAGTAGAAGATACTGCTATAATCACTAACTCAATTAGTGAAGTAGTAGAAGTAGCAACTACTGGAGACGACAAAACTGCTGTTATCAACGTAGTAACTAACCCAGCAGACGCTAATATAACTGTTTCAAGTGAAACAGGAACTATTGCAAGTGCAAGTTATAACCTATCAACTGGTACTGTAACTATTACAGGTGTAAGTACTGGTTCAACTATAGTAACAATAAAAGTTGAAAAATCAGGTTATGCTTCATTTGAAAGAAGCGTATTTGTAATTGTAAAGTAGTAAAAAATGGAAAAAAATAGGAGATAAAGATAATGAAAAAAAATGAAATAATAGAATTAAATGGAAAAGAGTATACTTTGGAGTTAAATAGAGACAGTTTCTTACAAATAGACAAAATCTGTAATGTAAAAAACTCAATGGAGATTATAGTAAGAGTTTATATGATTATGTGGATGATATAGACGATAATTATAACCCTCTTGAAGACAGCATAAGCGAAGAAACATTAGAAGAGGAAGTTAAACTAAAAGAAGAAACACTTAAGAAAATAGTTGTTCGTTCTTTCTTCATTTGGTTATACCCAAATCATAAATTAACTATTTCACAAGTTAAAGATTTGATAGAACCTTATTTAGAAGATGAGACTAAAGCAGAATTTATTGCTACAAAGTTAGGGCAATATCTTGAAGAATGTGTGGCTATGAGACAAGAATACAACGACGAAAGAAAAAACTTGAAAGCCCAAGCCAACAAAAAGTAGAAGAACAAGAAGAAGATATATTAGCCAAATATAATTCTTATTATGAATATTTTTGTAATTATCTTTTTCCACAAGCCATAGAGTACGGTATGACAAGCGAAGAGTTTTGGAAAGATGACCCACAATTATTCGTTTCATATCGTACTTCTTTTTTAAATAAAAAGAAACGTGAGATGGAAGAACTTGATTACGGCTGTTGGCTACAGGGCTTATACATAAATGACGGAAATAATAAACTAACAGATAAGTTACTACAGGGAATATCAAGAATGTTAGGCAATAAAACTAGCAGACCACTTGATAAATACCCTAAAGAACCTTATATGATTTCAAGCAAGAAAAAAGAGAAACACGAAAACGAAACTATAAAGAAAAGGAAGTATGAAGAATATCAAAAAAGTTTTGCTTATTATGGAACATTAAAACAAAGATATTTAGAAAACTTAAAGAATAAGCAAAGGAAAGGAGAATAATGAATAACGAAACAGATATTAGTTTGAAGTTTAAAAACTATGTCACAGGTCAAACTAAACTTGAGAAGTATAATAAGACATTACAACAAATACAAAAAACTATGTCAAAAATGCCTCAAGACGTTAATATAGGTGGCTTTCAAGACGTAGATGGCAAACTTGATAAAATAATAAAGCAATTAGATAGACTAATAGGTAAAGAAAAGGAAGTAAAAGATACTACCGAAAAAACAAAGAAAACTTTATCAACAGCATTTGATATAGCAAAAATTATGGCTTTCGTTAGAGCAATACAAAGATTAAGTAGTGCTATAGGTAAATTAACAGATAAGAGTAGTTCTTATCTTGAAAATATAAACTTATATAAAGTTGCGTTTAATGGTGCAACTGAGGAAGCAGATAAGTTTGTTAATAAAATGGCTGAAATGTATGGTCTTGATGAAAGTTGGGCTACTAGAACTCTTGGTATATTTAGACAATTAGCAAATGCTATGGGACTTGCAAATCAAGAGGCAGACAAACTTTCATATTTAATGACACAAATGTCAATAGATATATCTTCATTATTTAATGTTGACGTAGATAGAGCAAGTCAAATCTTACAAAGTGCATTAGCAGGTCAAACAAGACCAGTCCGTAGTGTAACTGGTGCAGATATTACTATGAATACTCTACAAAAAACATTAAATGAACTAGGAATAGATAGACAAATCAGTAACCTAAGTTTTGCAGAGAAAAGATTAATCATAATAGTTTCATTAACTAAGCAGTTAACACAGGCAACAAATGACTGGGGAAGAACACTTGAAAGTCCAGCCAACCAAACTAGAATACTTAGTGAACAATGGGAGAGATTAACTCGTGCAGTAGGTAATGCATTCTTACCTTTAATATCAAAAATATTGCCATACTTAAATGCTATATTAATGGTTCTTACAGAAATTATTAATATGGTGGCAAGATTACTTGGTTATAAAGTAGATGACTTTGATTATTTCGCTGGAGTTGCTGACAGCGTATTAGACTTAGAAGAGGGACTAGACGGTGCTAGTGAAAGTGCTAAAAAATTAAAACAAGGTTTAAGAGGCTTTGATAAATTAAATGTTATCAATACACCAAGTGATAGTTCAGGTAGTGTAGGTGCTGGAGGAATAAGTACAGATATATTAGACGCATACAATAAAGCATACACTGATTATATGAATAAACTTACAGACGTTAAGATGAGAGCCGTCGAAATAAGAGATACAATAATGGAATGGCTTGGCTTTACAGAATTAACTGATGAACAGGGCAACCATTTAGGTTTCACTTTTTCAAAAATTACAAGTGGAACAGTACTAGGTGCATTAGCAGTAGGTGGTTCTATATTTGTAGGAGTTATGACTATATTAGGTGCATTAAAGAAGTTTGGAGAGTTCTCTGGAATAACAAAAATGTTTTCTGGACTAGCAGGTGTATTTGGAGGAAGTACTATGGCTACTATATTAGCAGTAGCAGGTGCTATTGCTCTAGTAAGTTACGCTATCTATGACTTATATAAGAACAACGAAGAATTTGCTAACTCAGTTAACGAAATGTGGGAGGGCATTAAAACTGCAATAGAACCAGTATGGGAAATATTGCAAGAACTTGGTGGCACTCTTTCTACTTACTTTACAGATACATTAATTCCTTTAGGTGGAGAAATATTTGAAACAATACAGACATTAGTACAAGTACTAATGGAAGTATTATACCCTGTATTTGTGGACGTTATCTTACCAGTATTAGAACTATTAATAGAGGTTATAAAAGGTATCTTTGATACAATTAATGACCTTTGGAACACATACGGACAACCTATATTTGAGCAAGTAAGAAGTGCAATAGAAAAAATAGGCGACATAATAGAAAAATTATGGGTACAATTTATTAAGCCAGTAGCAGAAAAGATTATAGAAATAATGAAAGACGTATGGGAAAACACATTACAACCTATGTTTCATAAAGTAGGAGAAGTCATAGGAGAACTAATAGAATTAATATTAGTATTGTGGAATAAAGTATTAGCACCTTTAGTTGGTTATTTAATAGACGTACTAGGTCCAGTATTTGAAACAATATTTAGTTTTATTGGAGATATAGTTGGTACAGTCTTTAAATTTGTTGGTGGCATTATAAATGGGCTATTAGACATACTCAAAGGAATAATTAGATTTTTAAAAGGTGTTTTTGCTGGAGAATGGGGAGAAGTTTGGAGAGGACTTGCAGACGTATTTAAAGGCGTAATTAATATTATTATATCTATATTTGAGGGTATGGTAAACGGAGTTATTACTTTAATTAATATGATGATTAAAGCAATATATAATGGCATTAAATCGTTAGTAAATACAGTCTTAGGTGCAGTAGAGGGAATAGCAGGGTTCTTTGGAATAGACCTTGATATAACATTAAAAGGTTCTGCACCACAAATACCTTTAGTAAGCATACCTAGATTAAAGGCTGGTATAGATTTTGTACCAAATGATTACTTCCCAGCATACCTAGATTATGGAGAAAGAGTATTAACAGCACAAGAAAATAAAGAATATACAGATATGAAAAACGGAGATTATTCTGGAAAGCAAACTTCATTTAGTCCAACAATAATAGTTC